TCCTGATCAGGATGTGGGGGTGGATGATATTCGCGCTTGGCACATCAGGCGAGGATGGTCGGATATTGGCTATCACGCTGTGATCCGCCGCAGTGGATTGGTCGAGTTTGGCCGCCCCTCTGTGCGGGTTGGCGCGCATGTGCGGGGGCACAATATCGACTCGCTCGGGATCTGTCTCGTCGGGGGTCACGGCAGTTCTGCCGATGACCGGTTCGGGGATCATTTCACCGACGGGCAGCGGGTGATGCTGGTGGCATTGCTGCAGGGGCTCCGGCTGGCTCTGCCTGATGCCACAATCCACGGTCACAATGAATTTGCGGCCAAAGCCTGTCCCGGCTTTCAGGTGGCTTCATGGCTTCAGGAGGTTGGCCTATGACCACCCCAACCCTCAAATCCGTTCTGGCCACGGTGGCCCCAACGCTGGCCACAGCCCTGGGCGGGCCGCTGGCAGGGGTGGCGACCAGAGCGATAGCAGACAGGTTCCTGGGCGATCCAGGGGTTGATTTTGACACTGTCCAGACGGCGGTTCTGCAGGCAGCCCCCGCCGATCTGGTGCGCCTGAAAGAGTTGGATGCGCAGTTCGAGCGCGACATTCAGGCGGCGGGTATCCAGTTGGAGGAAATCGCCGCCAGCGACCGTGACAGCGCGCGCCAGCGCCAGACCGCATCGGGGGATCACACTCCCGCCATTCTGGGCCTGTGCATTGTGGTCGGGTTCTTTGGGGTGCTGTTCTACATTTTCCGCAACGGCCTACCAGAGCAGGGCAGCGAGGTGCTGCTGATCATGGTGGGGTCTCTGGGCACGATGACCACGCAAGTGGGGAACTATTTTTTTGGCAGCTCCGTTGGCTCTAAATCCAAGGACCGGCTGTTGGCTGATCTGAAGGCGGCGCGCGCATGAGCGGTTTTGGCCCGAGCGCCCTGACCCTCGCCAGCCACGCCAGCATTTGTTTGGCTGTCCTGATGATTTTTGCCGAGGCCCTGCGTCTGGCGGCGATCCCGGACGGTATCGGTCAGGTGCTGCGCAGCCACTACGCGCGCCTGTCGGCATTTACCGTCCTGTCGATGATGGTGGTTGAACGGCTCTATTATGCCGCAGCCCGGCTGTTGCGCCCGCTGGATGTAGATCTGTGGGCAGCCCACCCTGCGCCCGAGTTTCTGTCGGGCGCGCTGTCGCTGAGCCTGTTCAATCTGGTGGTGGCCGCACGTCTGGCCACGGACCCACAGCCATGGACCACAATCGCCCAGCAGTTCACCGTTTTGGTGGTGGTTTGGGTGTCCATCGCTGTGACGCTGTTCTGAGGGGGTCGCAGCATGGATCTGTTTGTGGACTACCTCAAGGCGACCGAAATTGTCATTGGCCTGCTGGTGCTGGTGTTTTCCACCCTGCTGGGCGTGTTTGTCTGGTGGGATCGGCGCGCGCGGGCCTACACCGACAGCCGGACATATGATTTCCAGAAATCCAGCGACCGCGTGGTCGAACGGCTCAGCACGCTAGAGGCCAATGTCGTTGTGTTGGAGCGCGATGTCTCGGCCATCAAGCGGCAGGTCGAAACCCTGCCCACGATGAGCGACTACACCGAGCTGAGGGTCGATGTGGCCGATATCGCGGCCACCCTGCGCCAGCTCAACGGGCTGACCAAAACGCTCTACGACGCGGCGATTGAGGCGTCCAAGGGGGGCGGCAAATGATCCCCGCATGGCCCGTGGCCCGTATTGAGGCCGAACATCGCCGTCTGGAGGTGCTGCGCTATCTGGCACGCACGCCCGGCTATGAGGCGTCTGCCATGATCCTGCGCGAGCATTGCCGCGCTGTTGGCGTGCCCACCACCACCGACCAAATGCGCGCCTGCATCTGCTGGCTGGCAGAGCAAGGGCTGATCACCGCACGGGGATCAGAGGATGACCCCATCCCGCGCCTGACAGCCTCTGGCCGCGAAACTGCCAACGGCTATCGCCGCCACCCCGGCGTTATGCAGCCCGACCCCTGATCCCGAAAGGATACTCCATGTTTGACCAACAGTTTAAAACCGAACACCGCCGTCTGGCCATCCTGCGGCATCTGGCGGCAGATGCGGCCTATACCTCCAACGCCTCGATCCTGCTGGATGTGGCCAATGGCGTGGGGGCAACCACCACGGCTGATCAGCTGACCGCCACACTGGCATGGCTGGAAGAGCAGGGTCTGGCCACAGTCAAAGACCACGGCGATCTGGTCGTGGTCACAGCCACTGCGCGCGGCGTGGATGTCGGCGCAGGCCGTGCCACGCATCCCGGCGTCAAACGCCCCTCGGCCCGGTGATCGCATGCCGCCCCGTCGCAAAATTGATATGCTGCCAGAGCGCGTGCGTCAGCGTTTAAGAGACGAACTGAAGGCGCGTAATTTTTCTGCCTATGAGGAAATCTCGGATCTGCTCAACACATGGCTTTCTGAAGAGGGCATTGACGAGACGATCAGCAGAACAGCCGTTCATAACTATGCGCAAGACTTCCAAGAGTATGCAGAGATGCAGGAAAAAGCTCAGGAGGAAATCCGCGCTTTCCTTGAAGAGGCCAGCCTGAAGGACGAGGTCGATGTAACCTCGGCGCTGTTTCAGCAGCTGACAACGCTGCAATGGAAGTTGCAGATGTCTTTGGCTGATCCGACCAAGATGCCCGATCCACGCGGGTTGAAGGATCTGACCACAGCGCTGAACAACCTGATCCGGTCGACCAGCCTGCGCGATGGCATTCTGGAGGCTGAGCGTCGCGCGCAATCGGCCAAGCTGGATGAAGCTGTGGAGGCGGGCAATCTGGATGCACAGGCCGCCGCCGATGCGCGCCGGATCATGGGGTTTGTATGACGGGTCTGGTGTCCCCTGTGGTCCAATTCATGCCCTATCAACGGGCGTGGATCGAAGATCAAAGCCGGTTCAAGATCGGCATGTTTTCCCGTCAGACCGGCAAGACATTTTCCACGGGCGGTGAATGTGCGGATGATTGTTTTCAGGCATGGGCCGAAGGTCGGCGCGCGCGCTGGGTGATCCTGTCGCGCGGGGAGCGTCAGGCGGCAGAGATGATGACAGAGGTCATCAAGCCGTTCACCAAGGCGTATTACAGCGTCTATAATACCCTGTTGAAGGGGGGCGAACCGACCTTTGAAGAGGGCGAATTCCGCGCGCCACAGGACCGGGGGCCGGATGCGGTCTACAAGGCGCTGGAGGTCAAATTCCCCAACGGATCACGCATCACCGCCCTGCCTGCCAACCCTGACACGGCGCGGGGGTTTTCGGCCAATGTCATTCTGGACGAATTCGCGTTCCACGCCAAATCGCGCGAGATTTGGGCGGCGCTGTTTCCGGTGATCTCCAAAACCGGCCTGAAGTTGCGGGTGATCTCCACGCCCAACGGCAAGGGCAACAAATTCTACGAACTGATGACCGCCGAGGACAGCGTGTGGTCGCGCCATGTGGTCGATATCTATCAGGCTGTGGCGCAGGGTCTGGACCGTGACATCGACATGCTGCGCAAGGGCATGGCGGATGAGGATGCGTGGCGGCAGGAATACGAGCTGCAGTGGCTTGATGAGGCCAGCGCCTGGCTGAGCTATGATCTGATCTCGGCGTGCGAAAGCGATATGGCAGGACAGCCAGAACTGTATCAGGGTGGCCTGTGTTTTGTCGGGGTCGATATCGCCGCGCGCAACGACCTGTTTGTGATCTGGGTGATGGAACAGGTGGGCGATGTGCTGGTCACACGCGAGATCATCGTCCGTAAGCGCATCAGCTTTGCCGAGCAAGACGCGCTGCTGGCCGATGTCGTGCAGCGTTACCGCGTGGTGCGGGTGCGCATGGACCAGACCGGCATGGGCGAAAAACCTGTGGAAGATGCCAAACGCCGCCATGGCGAAGACCGGGTGGAAGGCGTGCTGTTTTCGGCAGCTGCCAAGCTCGATATGGCCACGGCACTCAAAGAGTCGATGCAAGACCGCAAGACCCGCCTGCCTGCGGGCGATCCAAAACTGCGCGCGGATCTGCATGCCATCAAATCGCAGGTGGGCATCACCGGTACGCGCCGCCTGATCGCGGATGGCGAGACGGACGGTCACGCAGACCGGTTCTGGGCCGGGGCGATGGCCGTCTCTGCCGCAGACATGGGGCCTGCGGAATACGCCTATCAGGGGGTGTCAGGCACCCGATCCCGATGGGCCGACCCTGACATGGACGATGATGATGATGATGACCCCGGCGCGCGTTGGGGTGCTTCTGGAGGAGCCTGGTGATGCCCGTTCTCGATCAATTTGGCCGCCCCATGCAGAGCGTGCCGGAAACCGACCTGCTGGAACGGCAGGCGGTGACGTCTTTGGGATCTGTGCGCCAGATCCAGTCCGGTCATCCGGCGGATGGGCTGACACCCACGCGGCTGGCCGCGATCCTGCGCGAGGCCGAGACCGGCGATGCCACGGCCTATCTGGAACTGGCCGAGCAGATGGAGGAAAAAGATCTGCACTATGCGGCCGTGCTGGGGCC